TGTATTTGTACTTACAACAAACTGATTTGATTCAGTAGCAATTGCACCGTTACCAAATACTACGACATTACTCAAACTATTTGTAAGAGTATCTGCACTTGTACCTATTATAATATTTCCACTCCCTGTTGTATTAATACGTCCAGCACGATTACCTATAAAGTTATTATTACATCCTCTTGTATTACAACTTCCAGCTTCATTACCTAAAAAGTTATTACTACTTCCTGTTGTGTTACTACATCCAGAATTATCACCTATAAAGTTATTGTCATTTCCTGATGTATTAAAATTTCCAGCATTAAGACCTATAAAGTTATTATAAATTCCTGTTGTGTTACATTCGCCAGCACGATAACCTAAAAAGTTATTATTACATCCTGTTGTGTTATTACGTCCAGCACGATTACCTATAAAGTTATTATAAATTCCTGTTGTGTTATAACGTCCAGCTTCATTACCTATAAAGTTATTGCAACCTCCTGTTGTGTTAAATTGACCAGCTAAATTACCTATAAAGTTATTGCAACATCCTGTTGTGTTACTACGTCCAGCACTATAACCCAGAAAGTTATTTCGACTTCCTATTGTATTACTAAATCCAGTTTGATTGCCTAAAAAGTTATTAAAACTTCCTGTTGTATTGCTATATCCAGATTGTCTACCTATAAAGTTATTGCAACTTCCTGATGTGTTAAATATTCCAGTATTACTACCTAAAAAATTATTATGATTTCCTGATGTGTTACAACATCCAGCAAAAGCACCTAAAAAGTTATTATAAAATCCTGTTGTGTTACGATATCCAGCCTTATTACCTAAAAAATTATTATGATTTCCTGATGTGTTATAACGTCCAGATCGGCTACCTATAAAGTTATTAAAACGTCCTGATATATTACTTTGTCCAGCTAAACAACCTAAAAAGTTATTGTAACTTCCTGATGTGTTATTAAGTCCAGCTCCCCTTCCTAAAAAGTTATTATTATCTCCTGTCTGGTTACTATATCCAGCATAGCAACCTAAAAAGTTATTATTACATCCTGTTGTGTTATAGCGTCCAGCACGATAACCTAAAAAGTTATTAAATTTTGCAGCATATGAACTATAAGCATCACCACAAGCTCTACTGCATTCACCAGCGCGTTCACCTAAAAATATATTGTGCTGTGTTGAGCTGCCTACAGCATAAGTATCATAACCGTTATAATAACAAGAATATCTAGCACCCAATGAACAACCAGCTTGAAATCCTACTGCTATGTTGTTAGTGGCGGAATATGCAGCATTTGGGGCGCATGTATTAACATATCCATATCCAGCTTTATAACCTGCGAAAAAATTATTAGATGGACTGGATGGTGTATTATATTGAGAAATTAATGTACCAGCTTGATCACCTATGAATATATTACTATACCCGCGAAACATTTCTTTTCCAGTAGAATTACCTATGAATGTATTACTATTTCCATACTTCATAAACTTACCAGCACCATCACCTAAAAAGGTATTATTATTTCCTATTGTGTTACAATATCCAGCACCATAACCTAAAAAGTTATTATTATTTCCTGTTGTGTTATAACGTCCAGCTTGATTACCTAAAAATGTATTATTATTTCCTGTTGTGTTATAACGTCCAGCTTGATTACCTAAAAATGTATTATTATTTCCTGTTGTGTTATAACGTCCAGCTTCATTACCTAAAAAGTTATTATTATTTCCTGATATGTTATTAAATCCAGCACGGTTACCTAAAAAGTTATTATTATTTCCTGTTGTATTATTATATCCAGTATAACAACCCATAAAGTTATTATGGTTTCCTGATGAATTTTTGTATCCAGCACGATAACCTAAAAAGTTATTATTAGATCCATATGTGTTATTAGCTCCAGCACAACCACCTATAAAGTTATTATAACTTCCTGTTGTGTTATCACGCCCAGCACGACTACCTATAAAGGTATTATATCCTCCTGTTGTGTTACAAAATCCAGCACGATAACCTATAAAGTTATTACTGCATCCATATGTATTACTACGTCCAGCATTATTACCTATAAAGTTATTACAATTTCCTGTTGTGTTATTAATTCCAGCACAATTACCTATAAAGGTGTTATTACTTCCCGATATAGCAATGGTATCAGGTCTCATTTTTAAAGAATTTGCAGTTGATTCAAATGTATATCCGCCTGATAGTATGAAACTTTTTGCTGTTACTGATCCAAATACTGTTTGTGATGTTGTGAAATTATTATTTTTAATTCTTGAAGCAAATTCTCCACTTAATTGAGAAAATTTATTGATAGTTAACAAACTTCCAGAAAGATATGAAGTAAATGAACTTAAAGTACCCACTCTTGTTACACCACCTTGTACCAAAGGTATTTGTTCTGATCCTTGATATGGTAAATTATTTGAAGGAAGTTGAGAAATTTTAACAGCCATGTCTTTATTTATTTAGTTTTTGTATAAATACTCGAATATATGAAAAAAATAAAATTACTAAAGGGATTACTTCAAAAAGAAGAAAAAATATTAGATGCATTTGAAGATTTACAAACTTTCTTGGATTCAACAGAAGACGAAGAAATATCCAGTATGGGAAATCAGCTTCATGAATTATTGGTTGACTTTTTCCAAACCAACGATACATTGAATATATATGACATCCAAAAATTTGTCGAAGAAGAATACGAAGCAAACTAATGTTCTTATTTTAGGATCTGGATATGTTGGAACAGAATTGTACACACATTCAGCCAAAGAACATATCAATTATTTTTTAAAATCTAGAAAAGATTTAGATTATGCAAATGATGCTACATTGTATAAATTTATTTTAAACAATGGAATAACACATGTCATAAATTGCGCTGGTTTTACAGGAAGACCGAATGTTGATGAAGGAGAACAGAAAAAGAAACTCTGTTGGGAACTTAATGTCAAATTACCTCTAAAAATCAGCAACGTTTGCAAAACTTCGGGAATTGATTATATTCATATTTCATCTGGATGTATTTACAGTGGTTATGAAAAAGAATTTACTGAAACTGATGAGCCTAATTTCGGCTTGTTTGACAATTCATCATACTATTCCAAAACAAAACACGCTTTTGAAACTTTAAACGAGTATGGTTGTACGATTCGTGTAAGAATGCCGTTTGGTAATGATCTTCATGAAAGAAGTTATCTCACTAAAATTCTAAAATATGATAATTTAGTTAACTATAAAAACTCCAAAACATATATTCCTGATTTATGTGATTTTATTGAATATATCGTTGAAAATAACATATCAACCAACTCTATCGGCGTTATTAATTTTGTTAACCCTGAAGCGCAAGATACAGAATTCGCAACTAAAATTATGAAAGCTTATGGTTTCAAAAATAAAAATTGGAAGTTTGTAGATATTGAAGATATCAATATAATTGCACCACGATCAAATTGTGTGTTATCTATTGATAAGTTAAGAACTATGTTTCCTGATTTTAATATACAAACTGAAGGATCTGCTATGGATATGGCTTTAATCAATACAAAATAATTTTATGAAAGGTATTATATTAGCAGGAGGCAAAGGCACGAGACTTTATCCACTCACACACACAATCAGTAAACAGTTATTGCCTGTTTATAATAAACCAATGATTTATTATCCACTCCAGACTTTGAAGGATATGGGTATTAGAGAAATTCTAATTATTACATCAGATGCACAGCAATGTAGATTATTTCAAAATCAACTTAGACATGGTGAAGCGTATCAATTAAAAATTGAATATGCTATTCAAGAAAAACCAAGTGGATTGCCTGAAGCATTTATTATAGGTGAAGATTTTATAGGTGATGATGATGTTACTTTAATTTTAGGTGATAATGTATTCATTACCAATACAAAACTTAAAGTACAACCCAATACAATCTATACTTACAAGGTCAAGAATCCATCTGCATATGGAGTTGCTAAGTTAGATGAAGATGGTAGCTTGGTTGATATTGTAGAAAAGCCAACAGAGTTTGTTAGTGATGATGCAGTAGTAGGTTTATATGTTTTTACTAATATCGCTATTGATCTTGCTAAAAAATTAACCCCTTCCAAGAGAAAAGAATTTGAAATAGTTGATCTTATCAAAAAAATACAAGAAGCTGAAGGTGTGGATGTAGAAGAATTTGAAGGTTTCTGGTTTGATTGTGGAACTCATAATGATTTGCTTGACTGTGCAAATTTAGTTGCTACAATTGAACATAGAACAAACAAAATTATAGGATTATCAGAATGAATTTATGGATTGAAAAATATCGACCACATACGTTAGATGATATGTGTTTGTCGGATAATACACGCACTTTTTTCTCATCTTTCACCAATGAAATACCGCATTTCTTATTTACAGGAAATCCAGGAACTGGAAAAACGACAATATCTCGTATAATTGTACAAGATATATTAAAATGTGATTATTTGTATATAAATGCATCAGATGAAACTGGTATTGATAATATCAGAGTGAAAGTATCTGGATTTGTACAAACAAAAAGCTTTGATGGTGGTATTAAAGTGGTGGTACTTGACGAAGCAGACGGACTTTCAAAAGAAGCGCAGAAATGTTTACGTAACTTGATGGAAGATTATGCTAAAGTTGCTAGATTTATTTTAACAGCTAATTATCGTCACAAAATCATAGCTCCTTTGCAATCTAGGTGTCAAAGTGTTGATATCAGACCAACATTAAAGGGAGCAGTTAAGAGATGTTTATATATCTTACAAAATGAAGATATTGAAATACCAAAAGATCAAAACAAGGCATTGATTGATCTTGTTAAGAACTATTTTCCAGATCTTAGAAAATGTATCAATGAAATTCAAAAACATTCAACCAGTGGAATATTAAACATTGATGGAAAAACAGATTCTAATTCATTATGTTCTTATATATGGGCTGGTGTGTTGAATAAATCATCATTGCAAACTAGAAAATATCTAATTGAGAACGATCATTTGTTTGATAATGATTATGATCAATTACTTTCTAACTTTTTAAATCATATATATGATTTGGAAATTGATGAATTACAAAAAAAACAAGCTATCATACAAATTGCAGATAGCTTGTTTAAAAGTAGTAATGTGATTGATAAAGAAATCAACGCATTTGCGTGTTTCTTATCGTTGGAACATATATTTTAAGGTTGTGTTCCTGCTGATTGCATTCCTTGCTTGAATGCACTTCCAACTCCACCAGTAAATCCTGTGGCTTGAGCGGATTGTCTCTGACCAGCTGTTTGTCCTTTGGCTTGTTCAAGTCTAGTCATAATTTGAGCAAGTGACATATTGGTAACTTCTCCTCTGAGATTAATAAGACCTTTAGCTTGCGCTGATTGAACTAAATCAATCAAATCCATAGCTATTTTTGAAGCATTATCAATTGCTTGTGCTTGTTCTTTATCTGCGCTTGCTGTATTATAAAGATTTCCAACATTTTGAGCAGCTTGTCCAGCTGCTGCTTTTACGCCAGAACCCACTTGTTGGGCTTTTTGAGCAACTGCTTGTCCAGCTTGTCCAGCGGCACTTGCAACGCCTCTACCAGCAGCTGCAAGTCCTTTACCAGCAGCTGAACCAACTCCACCTATGCCAGAAGCAACCTGACCAAGTTTTTGACCAAGCTTACCAAAAAGCTCTTCGATAATTTGAGCTTCTTCAAGTGTCATATGAGGAAGTCGTTTTTGAATTTCAGCAATTGTCATGTGAGGTGCTGATTCTTGAAAAAGTTGAACGGTGTATGCTTCAGCAATAAGTGCTTGATCTAATTTTGTTATTCTAGCCATATTATTATTTATATTATTATGATAGTTTTTTTAAAATAATCTAAAATTAAATCTTATGAGGCATATGCCACAACTTCAATATCTTTACCTCCTGGATTTCTTCCAAGATTTTCAAAGTTAAATGATATCATACTATTTTCAATTTCTGGTTCTTCATCAAATGGATCTCCACTTGTGGTTTGTCTTCTAAATGATAACATTTTTTGAGCTTTATATCCTGGCTCGTGATGCGCTCTTGAAAAGTCAATATCATTTGTAACAGCATCCAAATCAAAACCAAGCTCATCCAATGCGCTTGTAAGTGCTCTCAATGCTTGTCCAGCAGTTTCAAAACGAGCATTTCCATCCAATCCATAGATTGTTAATTTATTTGTTATTTGATGTCTTTCTGAATCGGAAATACTATTTGGATTACTGGCATTTTCATATAACATACCAAGCATTTCATTATCTTTCTTTAAAGTTGTGCTTTCTGGAAGTCTATATTCAGTTGCTGTGGCTTTTCCATTCCCTTTATCAGTTCTTCTAGTGATATGGTTATTATCTATTTTTACAACTTCTGGTTTTATTGTAATACGTTCTTTTCTTTTCCACTCATCAGGAACTGGATCTAAATTAATGTCATCTGCTGGGATTTTATCAATCATATCAGAAGAAACAGTAACTTTACCATAAATTCTTGTTCCACCTTGATCAGCTGCAATTGTTATTACATAATCACTTGATGTTTTGAATTGATTACCAGCACTAGCTCCAGATAATCTATCACCAACTTTAACTACCTTAATATTCAATCCACAAGCTGCTAAATCATCAACTTCTTTCTTTAATTCGGTTGACATTGACTTATACGCATCGCATGATTTGTAGTTAGGTCTGAACTTAACACGATCACCAGTAAGATAATCGTGGCGTGATATCACAGACTCAAAAATTGCATCAAATAATTTTCCCATGTAAATTATTTAGTTGAAATGATAAATAAAGTTATGAATTTCAATAAACTTTGTGAAGTAATCCTAGAAGCTAAGGGTACTAGACCTGGACAAACATATAAAACTGCTAAAGAAACAGTGGCTCCTATGGGGTTTAGTAGAACTTCAGCTGGGTTTGGAGGAACTCAAGAAAAAAAGACACCTTTGGATCGTTGGGAATGGTCAAGCGAAGTTACAGCAGATCCAGAAACTAATGGAAAAAGCGGTGATGGTTTTCGTGCAATGAAAAGAATCTATAAAGTTTTAAACAATGCATTTCGTCTATTAGAAAATGATACTGATTTCAATAAAAGAATAGTATCTATGTCAAATGATATGGATAAGAAAAGAGAATCATACGGAAGAATTACATTACAAGATGAAAATGGAAAAGATAAAATATTTGATGAAGAAAATGTAATGAAAATATTTCCAGGAAATATTGCAAAGTATGCTGGGGAAGAGGAAACAAGAAGATCTAAAATAGCTTATCTAGAAACAGTTAAGAAAAATACTGAAAGACCAACAGAAATTGCGGCTATAGATAAAGAATTAAATAAAATTGAAGCAGAACGCCAAGAATATGAAAATAAATTAAACACTGCTCAAGATATATACAATCAAGTTTTAGAAAGAACCAGTGAAATTGAAGAAACCAACAAAATGTTGAATGATCAAAAGATGGAAGCATTTAGATATTATCTAAAGTCCACGGCTGAACAATTATTATTGGATAATGAACAAAAACTCGCATCAGAAAATCAACTTCAAGATCTTTCTCAATTAAATTGGGAAGATACTCCAAAGGGGATGCAAGAAAAAATGAACATGTTGAGAGCTTTAGCTTCTGAAGACCCTACAATCAATCCAATTCTTGCATATTTGGATATTTATGATACTCGATATTCTCAAAGAGAAGCAGAATTAAGAGATCAAGAATTGAATGCAAATGTTAATATAACCAAAGTTAGAGATTACAATTCTCTTCCTTTTGTTCAATTGGTTAATTTGTATAACAATATGAAGTATAATGAAAAGTTTGGATTTAAACCTCATAAGTTAGCTCCTGTTGCAATGGATAGTGATGAAAAATCAGATGGTGCTTATGGAGAATTAAAACAAGTATTAGATTCAATCAATAACGAAGAAACTTGGACAACTAAGGTTATTAAAAATCGTAAATATATCGAAGATTTGGTTGATATGTTGGCGTTGACCGATTCTCAAAAGCAAAATATCAAAGGATATACCAGAACTATGTGGAGTAATGCTACTGGCAGAACAAAAATAAACACAGCACAATTGATGCTTCAAGAACTCAACAAGTATAGAAAGCAACTATCAGAGAGTCATATATCTTCTTTTGATTCGTTTGTATCTTCAATACTTGAATCTATGGAATTTGATCATGATGATTATGAAATTGATATAATTGAATTACTGGAAAAAAAATCAGCTAAGTGTACTGGAACAACTAAAAAAGCTAGTAGCACAAGACCTGGTAAAAAATACATGCAATGTGTAAAAAATCCAGATGGTCCTGGGTATAAAAGAGTACATTTTGGACAGAAGGGTGTTAAAGTAACTGGGAAAAGTGGTAACACTAAGAGAAAAAAATCATTTCGTGCAAGACATAAATGTTCAACTGCAAAACCAGGAACTGCTCGTTATTTAAGTTGTCAAAATTGGTAATACTAAATATTGAATTATGAATGAATTTAATGAATTATACGCTGTTCTTCTTGAAAAGTATACACCAAAAAAGAAGAAAAAAGTATCAAAACTTAGATCAAAATGCCAAGCAAAGGCCAAGGCCAAGTACGATGTCTGGCCTAGTGCTTATGCCAGTGGTTACGTTCAAAAATGCGTTAAAAGAAAAGGAAAAATGAACTAATGAATGAGAATGACAATACAGTACGTTATAGTCAAATTGAAATATTAGAAAATTTACGTGATTGGTTTGCTCCTCATGTAGATGAGAAAGGTAAAAAATTCAGTGGGTGGATTAATTGTAAAACTGGAGGACCGTGTGGTAGAAGTAATACATCAAAGGGTTCTTATCCAGCATGTAGGGCTACTAAAGCTGAATGTAACAAGATAAAAGGAAAAATGTACAAAAAACGTAGTTCTAAACGTGTACAATGGAAAAAAACTAAAAAAAAATCTGAATAGCTACGCCGTATTAAATATACTCAATGGCAATTAAAATTAAATCTCTTGAAGCTAATTCATTAGACAAGATATCTTTAGATAAGGGCTATTTATATAAAGATTTAGCTTTAGATTTAAATCCAGCATATTCTTACAATAGTCAACTCAATAAAAAAGAATTTTTAAAAGATGTACAAGCGTCTTATGATATTGAAGCTATAAAAAATAGCATAACCAATGCATTTTTAACATCACCAGGGGATAAAATATTAAATCCCACTTATGGAATTGATTTAAGAAGATTTTTGTTTGAACCAATGGATGATTTTACAACTGAAATCATTAAAGATGATATTGAAACTCATTTGCCTGAAATGGAACCTAGAATAACAATCATTAATTTGTTTGTTGAGCCTAATGAGGATGAAAATCAATACAATATAGAATTACAAATAGATGTTCCAAGTTTAGGAGTGACTGGATTAAGTATAAAATCCAGACTTAATACATCTGGATATACTATTATATAACTTTACCTATTAAATATTTTTTAAAATGAGTGATACAAAAACATTAGAATATAATTTACCAACAGACGCTTATATAAATTTTGATGCGGTGTCTTTAAAAAACTTTATCATTCAACGATTGAATGAGAGTTCAAAGTTCACTGATCAAAATTATGAAGGTAGTAACTTATCATCATTGATTGATATTATTGCTTATACTACTCACGTTCTGATGTTTTATCTCAACCAAACAAGTTCAGAATCATTGTTTACACAATCATCGATTTATGAAAATATGAATCGTATTATAAAATTGGTTGGATATAACCCAACTGGTAAACAAACATCCCAAGTTCCAATTAATTGTACCGCTGATTCAACATTACCAACTGGAAGTTATTATTTGAAAAAATATAGTTACTTTTTGGTAGATAATATTCAATATACCATATTGGATGATTTTTTCTTTGAAAAAGTAACATCAACTAATGAAGCTATAACAACTATAAATGATAATTTGATTTTATATCAAGGCAGTGTTGGTGAATATCCCGCATATACATCAGAAGGTCTTGAATTTGAAACCTTTCCAATTGTTGTTGATAATTTAGTCAATTTAAAAGATGATAACTTTATAGCTGATGGTACTATTACTGTGTATGTTAAAGAGCAAGATACAGATAAATGGTTTGAATATTCAAAAGTTAATACTATATTTTTCTCAAGTGCTAATGAAAAAATATATGAACTGAGATTGAATGAAAACGGTCATTATGAAGTAAAATTTGGAAACGGCACATTTGGAAGAAAATTAGAACAAGGCGATGAAGTAAAAGTAATGTATTTACTGAGTGATGGTGACGCTGGAATCATTAGTAAAAATATAATAAATGGAAATAAGTTATTCAATTATTCATCTAGCACATTCAATCAAATATATGATGATGTTTATAGTCAAACATCAACTTTAATAAGCAAAGATAAGAGTTCATTATTGACTTTTATCAATCCTTTAAATTCAACAACTATCAGTGATGCTGAAAGCATTGAAGATCTTAAAAAGAATGTACCATTTTTAATTTCATCCCAATATAGATTAGTAAGCGAGCAAGATTATGAAATTTATTTAAAAAAGAGCATTCCAAACATTTTAAAATCTGTAAAGGTAGCAAATAATGAAAAATTTTTGGAAGAATATATACAATATTTTTATAGTATATGTGTAGATCCTAACAAAGTTACTAGAGTTTTATTAAATCAAGTTAATTTTGCTGATAGTTGTGATTTTAATAATGTTAATATATTCTGTGTTCCTGATTTTATTATAAATGTTGACGAATCTTATCCAACATATTTGCCAAACAGTTTCAAAAATCTAATCAGAGATTTAACAAATGATAAAAAAATGTTGAGTCACGAAATAATCCCAAGAGATCCAGTATATATGGCATTTGATATAGGATATTCAACAAAAGCAGCGACTAAAGATGCTTATTATGATAGTAAAATAGTTATCACATTGGATAAAAACACAAGAATAAACAAACAAACTATAAAAGAAGCAGTCAGAAATAAAATTGTAAATTTCTTTAAAGCTGAAAATAATCAACTTGGGGGGATTATGAATTTGTCCACTTTAACAAGTGATATTTTAAACATTGACGGAGTTAATTTAATACAAACAACAAACAGCGATGACGGCGCAACATTCAACGGATTGTCGTTTATATCTTGGAACCCAGTTTTTGAAGGGGTTGATTCTGAATTTGTAAATCAAAATACAACGATGCCATTTTTTAAGTTTCCTTATTTCTATAGACCTTTGAATTTAATAAATAAAATTGAAATTATATAATTTATGGCAAGTTTTACTAATTCATCAATCACGGAATTCATACCACCACCATGGGCGACACCAACGGTAGTAAAGGGTGTGACTGTAACACAGAACACCAGTGGAGATGTTAGTCAAATTACAATTCCAAATAATATTCCTAAACTTGACCAAATATGCGGTGGTGTAGAAGTTGTACCAAGCCAATATTATTCAGCTAGGGTGGGAACACAATCTGCTTGGAGTTATACTCTTAATTTTTCCTCTCCAATTAAAAGTATAAAAGTTATCGTATCAGGGTGTGGTCAACAAGGAGAGTTCCTACCTGATATAAATGAAGATTTTGAATTTGTATTGAATAGTAATAAAGCAGCTAATGTTTCTCTACCAACCAGCTGTCTTGCCACTCTTGTAAACAATTTAGTGCTGTGTGGAAAAGGTCGTAATAGTACACGAAACCAAGGTGCTGCATTTGTAGCGGAAATTATATCAAATGAACCATTCACTAAATTAACTATTAGTGGCAAAGGAGGAGCGTTTGGTTCTAATATAGCATTTGCAGATTTAATACTTCCAACCACTACCACAACACCAGCTCCAACCACTACAACTACAACCACGACACCAGCTCCAACTACCACCACAACTACCACCACTACCACAACACCAGCTCCAACCACTACCACAACTACCACCACTACCACAACACCAGCTCCGACTACAACTACCACCACTACTACTACACCAGCTCCGACTACAACTACCACCACTACCACACTTGCACCATGTCCCGATTTGGATGATCCTCTGAATTCTATAGATGTATTATTTGATGTATTGGATTATAAAGATGAAAACACATTGAGTTCATATTCATTGAATATAACTCCTCTAAAATTCATACCTAGAATTGAAAATATAAAAAATGCTAAAATATTATGGAATTTCGGTGATGGGACATCATCTGAAGTTTTAACTGCTGTAAAATCTTACGATTATCCAGGAAAATATTATGTAAATTTGGTTGTTTATGATTGTTTTAATAATGCAAAAATTTCTATATACACTGCTGAAATAATGATATATGATTATTTGCCTCATAATTTTTCAATTGATACAGCTGGTTCAAATTCTCAAATAACTCTAAGTAGTGGAAAAATAACTGGACCGTGGAGAGTTATTGCAACATATCCAACATATCAAAATAAAGCAAATATATTTTATGAAGTTGAAGGAAGTAAAAGTGCTCATCATCAGATGCAAAAGAAAAACAAGTATGGTCATTTAGAAAATACATACGGTTTATATGATAAGTTTTTAAACAAAGGATTGAACTTTTATCAATTTAGAGAAATTGATAGTATAGAAATTCCAAACAGTGAAGTTTATGTAAAAACATCAAACAATACTATCGTCCAATGTTCAAAAACTGATGATGGTGCTGAATTCGCAGGTATCAGTGGATACAAAGATATATATTTCAAAGACGATACACCATCAAACCAAGATATTGTAAGGTTTTATTTTGATAAAACTAATATATATTCTCCGACATCATCAAATCATGTTTCTTATTTTAATACAACATCAATATTATTGTCTTGTGAAGTTGTTGAAAATACATTATCAGCAAGATACAGTATAACTTCCAACGGTTTGGATGGTGAATATTATTCTATATCATCTTTTGATATAAATCCAATACAATTTGAAGATAGTAAATTATATTTCATAATCAAACTAAAAGATAATGAAAACTTTTCAATAAAAACTAATCCGATAAGTTCTTTCTTATATAATCCACCATACAGTGTTTATATTGTAGATGATAATCTAAACACAATCAGTGAAAATATTTCAGCTATATCTCATTATAAAGGTGCAAGTAAATGTTATATAAATTTATCGGACTTATATATCAATGAAAATCATATAAATGGTCCTTATTCCATTTATATGAAAAATGATTATCTTGCTCAAGAAGTTGGAAGATCATCACAATTTTATGTATATCCAAAAGATTACTATAAAATGTCTAAAAAGCATGAAGACTTTAATATGGGTGATCTTTTAAAGGATTTAAGATTTCAAGAATCATTAGTAGATAAAACTGTATTGTTTGATGACTTTTTAGGAGCTATTTACAATCAAACCACTCCGATAGATGATAATTTAGGAGCTAAATTATATGAAAAAATATCCAATTTTGTGGAAAATACCCAAGATGTTGATAGAAATGAAATTTCTGCATTAATTTCACAAATTGAAATGCTAGATGGTGATATTTTGAAAAATGTCAATAATTATCCTGAATCAATAAAGCGCATATTAAATTTAATAAGTATATCAAAAAATAAATTAAATGGTTATGAGAACAAATTTGCTAGTAACTTTGATGTAAAGGGATACTCTTCAAAAGACATATATGGTAAAAATATAGGAAATCAAATAACCACATTGTATTATACTATAACTGCTGGAAAAGATATAGTGGCTTTGGAGAAATTTAGTAATAATTACAAACTTTTAAATACATACATTCCGCTTTCAGCAGAAACTATAACATTAATTAATCAAACATACCCATTGAGTTCATATAATACTACATGGGGATGGCCATTAGTATTACCATCGGATTTTACATCCAAAGATTTTGATAAGTATTATTCATTTTTTGAATATGTTAGTACTTATGATGGCACGATTACTGATTTTACCTTAGACTTTAATAATTCAATGTGTACTATACCACAGTCCGCATCATATAATGATTTATACAAACAGAATGGAATTTTTGATTATGTTTTAAAAAATAAAGTAAGATCACAATTAAGTTCAGATTTTAAAACTATACCTGATAATTTCGGGAAAATAGGTATTGCAGATCCACTTCTTTTAGATATTCAATTTTCACAAGATAAAACTATTACATCTCGTAAAGGACCAACAGTAACATTTTCTAGAACTCAAACTGATGCTATATCTGGAAGTACTTATCTGGGAGCAGATGGCTTGATTAAATATGCAGCGAGTAATCAACCACGATTTACACACCATTCGGAATCTGTTGGGGTATCTGGTGCTTGTTGGGGATTGTTACTTGAGGAGAGTAAAACAAATCTTCTTAAATATTCAATAGATTTCAGTCAATCAATTTGGCCAAAGACCAATAGTACGGTAGAATATAAAACTCTTAGTACATTATCTCCAGATGGTGCATATAATGCTACCTTATTATCTGCAACAGGTAGTGACGCGAGTATTTATCAAACGCTTACAGGACTTGCAAACACCTCTCATACATTTAGCGTGTGGGCCAAGGCTGTAACTAATCTTGGATCTGCGACGGTTACACCATCAACATTATCAATTAACTTATATACTAATGTTGGTATTGATTTAATCGGTAGTACTACGTTCACAACAACAGATCAATGGCAAAGATTTTCTGTTACTGCAACCTATCCAACAAGTGCATCTGAGATAAGAGTATATATCGGTGGTGGTAATTCATTCAGTATGGCAGAATCCCTTTTTATATGGGGCGCACAAATGGAGCCTGGAAATCCTTTTACAAGTTACATTCCAACAATAAGTACCGCTAGAACTCGCGGACAAGATATATGTATTATAGATGGTCAAAATATTGCTAGTATTTATAATCAAAGCGAAGGAACAATATTTTGCGCACATAGACCTTTAAGTTATGGAGGTTCCCAAAATTATAATCCTGTTTATGGCTTTCAATCACCTAATAGAGTTAACGGTAATATTTATGGATACTTTAATAATACTCCAACGTTTACAAATGCGGTTAGCTTAACTAGTTTTAGCACTCAAGCTTCTTTTAGTAAAACGATGTATCTTTCATCTTATGTACAAAGCGCACTTGCTTTACAAAATAATAATTTTGCAGGAAGTATAAATGGTTCAATTGGCACAGATAATATAGGTATACTACCAACTAATATAGACAGATTTGTTATTGGAGCAATTGGTAATACTTCGGGTCAACAAATTGGCAATAATATTGTTGATTCAATTCAATATTATAGAAAACGTCTTTCTAATGAAACAATTCAAGAATTAACAACATATAATAATAGAGATGTGAAAAACTACATCAATACTATCAGTGCGGTTGGTGTCGTTGTTCCTGCATCACAAGAAACAGTAATAGATAACTTTGTAAGGGGGGTTAAAGCAATGGATCTCTGGGATAACACACTTGTATGGCCGATGGGGTCTGGTCAAAATGCAGGTTCTGGAACGAAAGTTTATGGCTTGGGTGGATTAGGAACTTATAATGTTACTGTTGATTCTGCAGCAACATGGGAAACAAGCGGTATTAGTTTATTAAGTAGTATAGCTACTGGTGGATCTATACCTATAACTGCATCACCAAGTTTTACTATAAACTCATTGTTAACTCTTACAAGAGGAACTGGAGCTAATACTTCTCGTATATTTACAAGTGAAAGTTATCAAAAATGGGGATTCAGATTTGGGTTTAGTCCTTCTAATAAAAGATTTGAATTTTGGAATGGAGAAAGTGTACCAGCACTATCAGTATCTAATGCTTTTGGTATTTATACTCCTGTAAATTCTATTACTTATGGAGTTCCTATAAATGTAACACTAACTTTTGATGCTGCGACTGGTATAGCTTCGATATATTTAAATGGAACATTATCTGTAGCCAGTACATCAAACAAAATATTTATACCCCCTCCAATACAAACTTCAATAGGTTTAAATATATCAACAAATGCAACCACTCAAGATGGCTTATATCATAATATATCATTTTATAATAGAGCATTATCACCATCCCAAGTAAGTACAACTTATAAACTAATCTCAGGGTTCCTATTTTAAGTTACACTTATCTGCATAAATAATCATATATGTCGGTCACTGCACAATTTGGATATCCTGAGATTCCAAAATCCATAACAAATGCTAATGTTCAAACGAAAGATGCTTTGGATATAAGCGGACCGATGTCATTTATTTTGTTTATAAAGACAATATCAAATTCTTTTGAACCATCAAATTTACAAAGTTATTACAATGAATATCTAAAAAGATGGAATTCATTTAAGAAAAATAAAAAAATATCAGACGATGACTTAATTGCTGAAAAATATAGAGACTTTTTAAAAGAAATAACATTAAATTATTCAACTTTAGAAGAGCAAAGATTTTTATCAAATCTTGATTTCAATGATCCTGCAGACTTAGAAATCGCATTACCATTTTATAGTAAAAAACTTTTAGAAATATCTGAATATTTTAACAAAAAAAGAGAAGAAGCAAAATTTCAATTAGTAAAGAAGAAATTAGTTGGTACTAATTATGGTTTAAAAAGATCCATAGCTGATTTTACAATAAATTATTTAGAATCCATACAGGACGGTTCATTTTATTTTAATATTGATGATGTAAAATCAAAATTAGAAATAGAAGTTGAGGAATTATTTGATACATATCCATCATATTTTAATCAAATCCCAAATGAAAGAATATACGATAATAAAGATTTGGATTGGGGATATGATATATTTTTAAAAACAAACGCTGAATTATTATCAACCACATTTGCAAGTGCTGGTTCATTATCGGATCTTAAAGAACTGAATGATTTGATTGATAGTAAAAGAAGCCTTACAAAAAAATATGTCTCCAGTGATTTTTATTACATATCAACTGGACCTTTGTTATCAGGAAGCACAACATTTGATTTTGTGTCTGGTAAGTTGTTTGATGTTACCAATGCTGGTAAAAACTTTTTAAACATCGACTATCCAACCACAGCGTCTACTAGAAGAGACAACATAAAAACACCTAGAGAAATAGGTTTCTTCAGACCTCATAAAAATGCAATTGTTATAATTGATGGGAAAAATTTATCATTTAATATCAATGTACCAGCACTGGAAGCAAATAAAATTTATTATTTTGCAGATCCATTAATTCATGATTCAGAACTGATAACATATACCATAGATAGTGATTATTTAAAAACCAATTTCACATCAGGATTAGCAAAAAACCAACCAATACAAACACAAGATGGTGTATTTTATCAAGGTTATGTATCTCAAATTGATAAATCCTCGATACCAGATTTAAGCATGTTGTTTAATATGGGATATATACATGATCAAAAGAAAGATGTATATGGGAATATATTTGGACTAATAAAAGATAACTATAATTTTAGAGAAAATATAAAACAAATTGATTATAATTATATCAAAAGTATGCTTTTGAATGGTTATCAATTTTTTGATGATACTTATAATGAAGGTTTTAATTTTAACTATAATACCAGTGATTATTATAGCACAACCAACTCCACCAAAAGATCAGGATTATCAACATTTACTAATTCTTTTTCTGGATCTTTTGATTCCGCATATACTTTATTTTTTAAATACTTCACACCTTACGAAGAATTATACATTCCACCAGACCAAATAGCAACAAATAATGAAATATTGGAATGTGTTGGTTTTAATAAAATTAACGGTGATCCTTATACAGATCCAATATCTTCAGATTTATCAGCATTTCCAGGAAATAATGATTATTATTTTTCAGAATTGATAGAAGGAGGGATTTATCAGCTAACTCCTTTGATAAGAGGATTAAAAGATTCATTATATCCAACTGTAACTGCAAGTTTTGCAAATAATTACAAATCAAATATAGTAGAGTGTGGATTATTTACAGATACATATAATTTTGATGTTGATTTTACTTCTAGAGAATATTCATTCATACCTAGCGTAGATTCTACCAAATATACATTAACATCATCAATATCTACAACAATTCAATCTTTATTTGATAGATATAATCTAGCGGGAAGTATATACATAAAAAATGTAACAGATCAACAATCATATAAAATTACAGATACTTTTTCTTATTGGAATTTAAAATTTCCAACCGCTTTGATATCAGAATTAAGTGCATCAATAATATCATTTGATTTTGTAAGTGATGTTATTTTTATTGAAACTCAAAATTATTTTCTCGCTGACAAAGTGAAATATACAGCAGGTAATTTTGAAAATCCATTAACTGAAGGTATATATTTAAAACATTCTAATGATACATTTAATAAAATTTCAAACAGATTTAAAATAAACAATGATGTTTATTATTGTTTATTGGATACGTTATCGTCATCATTATCATCTAATAATTTAATTATATACCCAAAAATATACAAATTTGATACTTTAAATTTTACAAATGAAGAAGTATTTCCAGTATCAATTTCAAAAATTCAAAACAATTCACAGTATTTTGCAATATCTTCAAATAATGTAAGGTATGAATATGCTGAAACTCCTGTAATCATTCACGATAGCAGATTAAACACATTAAATGTATCATTTTTGATAAAAGATCAAAATGAATATTTTTCTTTACAAGAATTTGAATTTGATATTTATTCAAATATGAATTTATTAAATCATACTCAATATTTTGATAATTCATCAATATATTCTAATATTTTTAATAAACCTTTATCAGGATTGAATTTAAATGTGGTATTATCATCATCAACCCCAACTATTGAAAATGAGACTCTTGTATTATGAATACTGAAACTTTAATATTATCAACTACATCATCATCATACATTAAAGTCATGGATACAATGATTTTAAATGATGCTACAGTTTTGAATGTGTCACTGTATAATTTATATGAGGATGTATTGCCTATAAGTTTGCAAATAAACTGGGGGGATAACAATATATTATTTTATGATAATGATTTATATAAAATTTATAAAAAAGAAAGTATCATTCCAGAAGTAATGTATGGTAAATTTAGTAAAATATTACAAAATACATACAGTTTTGAATATCATCCTTCAAAAACTGCAACTTATAAAAAAATGACAGCTCAATTTTTAATAAAATATACAAATAAAGATACTACTTTAATAACAATTCCTATTGAAATTAGATCAGCTGATTATTTTGAATCTGTATACGATATGAAATTAATTTCATCTCATGTATTACCAGATAATAATGTTAAAACTCATAAATTTTTAACAGATAAAGGAAAATATATTGTAGAGGTTGAAACATTGGAAACCACCAACCAAAAAGTTACATTAGTTTGATAAATTAATCAATATAAGAAATATTAGTTTATTTGTAACATCATATGGTGTTTAAATAACAGCTACCAACACTCTAAATAATTTTGTGGCATTTAATGTATTTCAATTATCATCTTTAAAAACTTATCAACTATCTTGTTCTCTGGATGGTCTTGAGTTTAAACAATTTGAAAAAAGCCATAATGGAGGCATTCCTTTATATTTCACAGAGTGTTTTTCAGATATATGTGATTACAAGTCTAAATTTTATACAGACTTTGTTTTAACAAAAAACACCAAATCTTCTGATATATTCAATTTTACATTTCCAAAACTTGAAGTTAAAAAGTTCTTAACAACTATCCAAGATGAGGGGTTATATTTAACTTGTGTGGGTGTTGAAGAAAGTTATTTTAAAAACCAATTACGTTCGGATGAAGCTCCTGATTACAGAGGTTGTTTGTTTAGTAATTCACTATCATCTTCTTCTTTGTCCACATTCACTTTAGATTTCTTTCAAAAAGAAAAATGTAAAATATCATGTCAAATAGATAATGAGAATTATTATTTAATTTATAATGATGATAATTTAAATGATCCTTATTTTGTAAATGAAAGATTACTTTCAACTGATGATTCATTAAATCAACCACATCATTTTAATTATATATATCAAGAAAATTATAATTTTATAACATTTTTTAAAGAAACAGCTGATGGTATTTACTACTTATTCAGATCTAATAATAAATTAAAAACTTCTTTAATAACAGGCGTTAATAAGCTTAATGTTATAGAAAGTGTTTTTAAAATATCTAGAAATAAATATTTTAATTTTGATTTATCTTTAAACAGTACATTTGTAACTTATAACAATGATGATAATAAAATTAATATAAACAAAAGTGATTTTAGTTTAAAAAATAACTTCTTGATACACAAAGGAAACTCTATTAAAAATTCAAAAAGCAATATCACAGTTTTAAAAAATCAATTCTTACCTCATTTAGAACAAATATCAAATACTAATACTTTATTAAGCGGTCTTAAAGATCAACCTGATACTATCTATGTAGATAATATCAGAAATTATACTTCAATATTTGAAGATATTTCTGTGGAAAAAGATGAAGATTTGGAACTGAATTATGTTTATCATAATAAACACTATGCTATTGTTCCAGGAAAAAATGAAATAATAGCTCCTGAGAATATGTTTCCATTTGTACAACTTAATATAAATGATTCTAAAATAAGAGAAGCTGGAGCATTTTCCTTTCCATCTCCCGATTTAGCAGATAAAGTATATTATTATGATAATGATGTTCAAGTGACCAACAACCAACATTATTTATGTACTTGGTTATCTGGTGCTGTTGGTGCAACTAATTCAATATGGGTAGATAGATATTATTATCCAAATAGAATAAACAAAGCTGATGCGTTGAATGGAAAACCAATATTTTCTAAAACATATGAAGAATATATAGAAGATTATATCGAATCTAATTCTTCAGTATCTGATAGTATTGATAATTTTAAATTTTTTGATAAATTAAGTGATTTAATTTTTAAACCAAATAAAAAATATATCTATGAAAGGTTATCTTTTACAAAGGAAGCAACTCAAGCCATCACATATTGCAATACATTTATATCAAATAAACCATCGAATTATTTTAAAACAATAAATGATTCTGGAAAATTTACATTTATATTATATTTTAATGGAAATAATGAATCTTGGGAAGTTAAAACAGATAGAAATGAAATAAATGCTGGTATAACAATAATTAAAACTGCAACAGATGTGACAATTACTTATAGTTTAAGAGCAACAAATAAAAAAGGAGATTTGGCATGTAGAACATACACAAAAACCGTCAATTTTAAACAACTTAAAGAAAATGCAATTTATATAGGATTTGATTCATACTCAGGAGAAGGCTATTTTATATTCAATAACGATACCTTATTAACTTTCAAAGAACAAGCAGCTAGGTTTGCAGAACGAAATATTATATTTGGTGATTTTTTCATATATGAATCAGATAAAATTACAAATGAAATTAAAGAAATAAATTTATTGAGTTATTCTGGTTCAAATATATCAGATAAATTCATATCTGATGACTTTTATTCAAAAGACTTAGTATATTCTATATCTATTTCTAAAGGAAAATATAGTATAAATCCAATATATATAACATTACCATGTGGTATGAGAAATGGAAGCGATAATATTAATTTAATTCATACTATTTGTGGAAATACGTCAAGTAAATCAAATAAATCTAATATTTTTGTAAAAAATATCGATATTGAGGATGCGGAGATATTAACTAATTTGGAAACAGAACTTAAATCAAAAATTAATGCGGTGTTACCAGTATCAAATGATGTAAACATAATTATAAATAAAAAATACAAATGATTTCATATTATAAATATACTGAAGGAGAAGCTTTTACTATAAATGGCGTTGATTATGTTGGGTTTTTTAATGTAATTGATGGTAAAGCATATACTGGAAAGAAAAAAACAACATCCAGTGGAGAATTAATCCCAAAACAAACATTTATAAGTGAAATATATTTAAGAAAACTTGAATTTGATTCAAATTATGATAATAACATCAATTTGATGACTATTTCTCAAGAAAAGTTTGATATTTTTACAAAAACTAATTTAGAAAAGGTAATAGATGTTATAAATTTAAATAATCTTAAAATATATAAAAGTTTAGTTTTGCAAAATCCGAATTTTTTAAATTTATCAACTAAAAATACCTTTTTTTATGGGTTATCTTCTACATACAGTGATATAAGAAACAATGATTATTCTGATGATGGAATTGCTGCAAAAACTGTATATACTCAAATAGATCCTTTTGAATTCGGTGGATATTGGGGATTTTTAGATGGAATAACAAAAGGTACATTTTCAGTTAATAGTAACGACGATTTTGTATATTTTTGTACCGATAATATCAATACATATACAGTAAAAGGAAGTTTCACAGATCCTTCTGTGAAACTAACATTTGATGCATCTTCA